GCTATGAGTACGGCGAGCACTGGGGGCCGCACGATATCGAGAACCGCGAGTTTGCTGCTGATGCGAAGTCGCGCAAAGAACTGGCGCGCGAAGGTTACGAGATTGACGGCCAGATGTACTCCCTGAATTTCAAAGTAGTGCCAAAAGCAGGCATTGATACAGGCATCGAGTCGGCGCGTGAAATCCTCCCACGCTGTGTATTCGACGAGGAAAAATGCTCTGAGGGTATCACTCACCTTGAGGGCTACCGGAAAGAGTGGGACGACAAGCGCGGCTGCTGGAAAGATAAACCCCTTCATGACGCCACCTCGCACGGTGCTGACAGCTTCCGTTACTTCGCAGTGACGAAGAACAACCGCAAGCAGATCGGCACAGTATTCTTCTAAGGAGCATCGCCAGTGAGCGAACAAGATAACTGCCTTCAGATGGCTGTGAACAGCCTCGCCACTGAAATGAGGCGAGCGAATTACCTGAATGCCATCGGTCTAGGCGGTGGGAACACGAAGCGCCCGACGCTTTACCAGGAGTTTGGCTACCCGCGCACGATCACCTTCAACGACTTCTACAACATGTACCGCCGCAACGCCGCTGGCTTCGCTGTGGTGCATCGCCTGCTGGATGGTTGCTGGCAGGATTATCCGGTCATTGTTGACGGTGATGAAGCTCAGGAGGCAGAGAAAACAAACGCCTGGGAAAAGAAAGTTACCAAGTTCATGAAGAAGCTGTGGCCGAAGGTGAAGGATGCTGACCGCCGCAATATGGTTGGGCGCTACTCAGCGCTTCTGCTGCAGGTCAAAGACAATCGGAACTGGGATCAGGAAGTCGACACTGCTTTAGTAAAACGACTCGGTGAGTCAGCGCTGGTAAAGCTTATCCCAGTATGGGAGCCGCAGTTAACTGTCGCCGAATGGGATAACGACCGTCAGTCTGAAACATTCGGCCAGCCGAAGATGTTCAACTTCAACGAGCAGCCGGTTGGTGATGAGCCTTTTGTCGGTCCGATGCGCGGAGAACCGGTGCACCCGAGCCGCGTCATCCTGTTCTGCGAAGGATCTGAAGACGACAACGTCCTATCCGGAATCCCGCTGCTGGAGGCTGGTTTCAACAAAGGACTCGATATCGAGAAGATTTCCGGAGGTGGAGCTGAGGGCTTCCTGAAGAACGCCAGCCGTCAGATTGCCGTCGAATTCAGCAAAGAAACCGACATGAACACGCTGGCTGACCAGGCTAAGAAGGCTGGCTATGCCGATCTTGGCGAAGCGATGGGCGATAAGGTCAATAAGCTGAACCGTGGTACCGATGCAGCAGCCGTGATGCAGGCCGGACAGATGCACGTTCTGAGCGTTACGCCCGGCGACCCGGGGCCGACCTGGGAAGTCACCGCGAACGAACTGGCCGCCTCCGTGCAAATCCCTTTCACCATCCTGTTCGGTCAGCAGACAGGGCGACTGGCGAGCGATGAGGACAAAACTGACTGGGCTATCCGTCGCAACACGCGTCGCAATGGCTTCCTGACAGACCGGATCACTGCGCTGCTGGAACGCTTCTGGACGCTTGGGATTATCGACCCACCGACAAAAGGCGAGGTCACCATCTCGTGGAGCGATCTGTTGGCTCCTGGCGAGAAAGAGAAAATCGAGAACGCTTCGAAACTGGCCGACATTGTACAGAAAACATCTGGCTTTTATGGTGGAGAACCTCCATTTACTGCCAATGAGCTGCGCGAAATTGTTGGCCTTGACCCGCTTCCTGAGCCAAAAGAACCACCGAAACCGGATGAGAAGGTGACTACCGATGATCCACTGGCCGATGACACCAGAACAGACGGCAAAGGTGGGGCTGCCGATAGTTCCGCGCAGCAAGGTTGACCCGACCCGCTCATCAAAGCAGGTGCGCCAGATGTTCCGCGATATTGAGAACCGGTATCTCGGAATAAAGCGCACGTTGCGCGATGTGCTTGATACGTGGATGACGGGTACGGCGCGTGAAGCTAACGCGCAGAACTGGCATTTCTTGTGCCACGTTAACGGAGAAGACCCGACGCTGTATCAGGTCAACGCTGGCAAATTCATCTATGACATGTCAGCGCAGCAGTTAGCTGATTTGCTCAACATCGTGCAGACAATTCTGGATGACTATCTGCTTGAAGGCGGTGAGCGCGACCTGTGGGCGTTTTATTATGTCTCTCAGGCAGCACAGAGAGGAACTTTAGAAGCCTTTAACAACCTGTCTCAGCAGTCCGACGTTTACGCCAGCCAGACAACGTTACAGCAGCTTCTGTCGAGTTCTGCATATCAGAACCAGATAGCGTCAGCATATCTCAGTACGTACAGCGACTGGAAACTGGAGAGCGACCGGGCGCGTGGCGACCTTGCTAATATCATCGCTGATGCAGTAGCAAGGGGTGTAAATCCGCGCGAGACGGCGCAGGTAATCAGCAAGCGGCTCGACGTCAGTATGTCCCGCGCCAAGAATATGGCGCAGACTGAGCAGGTTGGCGCGTTGCGGCAGGCGCAGTGGAACGAAACGGACTGGGCTGCTGACCGATTAGGTCTGAATACCGGCCTTCTGTGGCTGTCAGCGCTCAAGCCTACGACGCGCACCTGGCACGCCAGCCGTCACGGCAAAGTCTACACCACTGAAGAGGTGCGTGACTTCTATGCTGAGAACGGCAACCGGTACAACTGCTATTGCAGCCAGATCCCGGTGCTGCTTAACGACGACGGCAGCATATTCAATCAGGGGCTGGCAGATAAGCTGGCGAAAGAGCGCAAGCAGTGGAAAACCGATATCAATTAATGCTTAATAGTGTTGAATTAACCGATAAGGCATTAATTAAATGAACATTACACCTCAGGAAGTGGGTTCGTTTTCCTGCCGCTGATTGTACCGATCTTAACAGGTGTCGCTGCTGCGTGGTTTACAGCGCGATTTGCGTTAAATCGGTTTTACCATGAAAAGTGGTGGGAGAAAAAACATACAGCATATAGTCAACTAATTGACGACTTGATTGAGATTGAAAAAATATATTCTCAGGCATATGGTTTTTTTGAGGCTACATATAACCTCGGCAAAGGACAAGAAAGACCAAAAGACTATGTCGAGTGGAATCAACTTAATCGGCTCCATGTAAATGTCCGGCGGCATCACGCTCTAGCTCAGATATCACTTAGTAAAAATTCGGAAGGCCTATTATGTGGATTTTTTGAGCAGCAAGATTTGCTTGAGGACTATCTTATTAGGGGGGCAATGCCTGAGTTCGAGGCCTACCACCAAATGATTGTATTAACTGACAAGCTGATTAAGTCAATAGTTATAGATGCTGGAAAAGAATTAAAGTTTAAGTAGATGCAAGTTTCATATGGGTCGCTTCGGCGGCCTTTTTTATTGCCTGAAATTCACCAACGAGGAACCAGCATGAAACGCAACCGCGTTAACGTGCTGACCGTCGTCAACTCCGCTTCAAACATCACCACTGAAACCATTGACGGCAAGCCACATATCGTGGTTCGCGGCATCACGCCTGTCGTGGACGATATCGTGATGAACCGGAAGTTGTACCCGGCAGCAGAAATCGAAAAGGCCTATAACACGCTTGAGCGTAACCCGATGCCGCTGGGCCATCCGAAAGTGGACGGCAAGCATGTGTCGGCGCGCGATGTCCAGGCCGTGAACGAGTACCACGTCGGGGCCTGGCTGCAGAACGTCAGCCACAAAGACGGCAAGGTGATGGGCGATATGTACGTCAACCGCCAGTACGCCGAGTCTAGCGAGAAGGGCAAGCGCCTGATTAACCGCCTTGATGAGATGCTGGCCGGCACCAACTCCGACCCGATCCAAATTTCCACCGGCCTGCTGTATTCCGGCATTGCCGCCAACGGCGAGTCGAAGGGCAAAAAGTACAACGAGATCGCCACCAACATGATGTTTGACCATGTGGCGGTGCTGCTTGATGAGCCCGGCGCCGGTACACCGGAGGATGGCGTGGGCATCTTCGTTAACTCAGAAGGTGATGAGCAGCAGATCGAAGTTGCCCGCCTTGCTGATGGTATCGATTGCACCCGCGACAGCTTGCTCAACAAGACTAAATTCTTCTTCACCAACGCCTCTAACTTCTCATTCGACGACATCTCCCGCGCCATCAGCGACAAGCTACGCGAGGGTGACGCCGAAGATAAGTGGCTTTGGCCTGAAACGGTGTGGCCGGACAGCTTCATCTACCGCAATGACACCAAATACCTGAAGCAGAAGTACCTCATCGATGATGACGGCAAGGCCGTGTTCGTCGGCGAACCTGTAGAAGTCGTGCGCAAACCCACTGAGTACGAGATTAAAACCAACGGAGAGAACGATCCGATGAAAGAACTGATTATCAATGCGCTGCAAGCCGCTGGTAAGCCGACTGAAGGCAAGTCCGACGCCGAGCTGATGGACGCATACAACCAGATGAAGGCCGAAGAAGCCACCGCCAAGAAAAAAGGCGATGAAGAAATCGACCCGGAAACCGGCAAGCCCAAGAAAAAAGAGCAGGCCACCAATAACGAAGAGATGCCAGCCTGGGCGCAGAAACTCGCCGATCGCGTGGATGTCGTTTTCAACAGCCTGAACGCAAATGCCGACAAAGAGAAAGGCGAAAAGCGCGCGGCAGTGAAGCTGGCGATGAACATGAGCGATGAAGAAGTCGCAGATCTGGACGGTAAGGCCCTCGACGCTATGTACGCCAAGTGCCAGACCTCCTTCGGCCTGAACGGTGCATTCCGCCAGGCAACCAACACCCAATCAGTCAGCGAAATGCCGGAGTAAAAAAATGGCTAAAGACGGAAAACACGTAATTCACGCCGGTGGCGTATTCCCTAATCCGCTGCTCAATCGTGAAGGCAGCGCTACTGCGGTCAAGCCTGGAACCCTGGGCTTCTTCGATGCTGGCGTCTTCAAGGTGTCGGTAGATGGTAGCGAAACAGCGATTATCTATGTCGCTGACTTCGACTATCTGCGCTGCAAGACGGTAGATGACACGTTTGCTGTAGACGATCTGCTGGTTGGCATCCACCCACTGCCGGGAATGTTCCTGAACGTCCGCGCTGCCGCCGGTACCTACAAAAAAGGCGACGCTCTTTCAATCGTCAACGGCCAGGTGAAGAAGTTGGCTACTGGTGAATCAGATCGCTGCTATTGCGACGAAGAGCGCTCAATCACCGCCGCTGCTGGCGACCTCATTCGCGTAGTGATTAAGTAAGGAGTCACTGAATGCTTGTTTATTCTAAATCGCTGGGCGAAAAGACCGGCAACCTGGCCGTGAACCAGTACCAGTTTGGTATGCTGACGCAGGAGCGTAATGCCGCGTTGAACCATCAGGGCATTAACGTAATGCAGGAAATGGCTGATCGCCTGAATGCAGTCAATCAGCTGAATGGCATCAACGCCGTTCGCTCCCCTGCTGACTTGTACAAGGCCTTTGACCAGACCGTGCTGCGTCAATTTCAGCCGAACACTGAGTTCACCCTTTTTAACGACCTGATGCCGCTGTCTCGCTCGGTGCGTATCAACCAGACAGTGTACGAATACGCCAAGGCAGGCGGACGCATGTGGGCTCACACCTCTATGTCAGGCCAGATCGGCGCGGCGTTGGATGCGGTGCAATACCAGTACGACGGCACGATGGTTCCGGTGCACGATACCGGATTCAAGTTCCACTGGCGTGAGCCTCGCCTGAACAATCCGGATGCATTCGACATCATCTCTGATGCTCAGTTCGAGTCCACCAACGAAGTCCGTCGCCAGTATGTGGATTACATCTACAACGGCTATCGCGACGCGGAAGGTAACTACATCAAGTTTGATGAGAAGACCTGGAAGGGCCTGAAGAACGATGAGCGAGTTGCGATGGTTGATCTGGGTGCATCTGGTCTGAATATCGACTTTACCAGCGCCTCCGCCACGGCAGAGCAGATCCGCAATGCGGCGATTAAGCTTCGCGACACTCTCAAGCTGACCAACAATCAGTACGCAGAGCAGACCTGGTATGTGTCGAGCGCCATCATTTCAAACCTGGAGCGCTATTTCAGCGACAACTACCAGTCTGACACCATCCTGCAAGAGCTTCTGAAACTGTCCGGTATTGCCGCGATTAAAGAAGATGCTCAGCTGACAGGTAACCAGATCCTGATTGTTCCGCTGACCGCTGGCGTGATTGCTCCAATTGTAGGCCAGGCGTTCGGCACTGTTGCCGACCCGCGTCCGTTCTACAACAGCGATTACATCTGGCGCACTTGGGGCGCTGCTGGCCTGATGGTTAAGACCGACATCAACAGCAAAAATCCGTCATCTACGCGCACAGCTAAGGGGTGAGATATGGCACTGGTTAAAGTGATTAGCGATAACCTTTTCTCCGGTGCCAATCTCCAGAAACTGGAGGTTGGTGCAACGGTGGAAGTAAGCGAAGACACCGCGAAAAAGTGGAAAGCCGCTGGTCTGGTGGAAATCGTATCCGGTGGTGATCGCAAGTTTGAAGTCTCCACTTCTGGCGATAATCCTGCAGAGCAGGCAGACAACACCGCTAAATCGAAAAAGGCGAAATAACCATGGCAACCCCGCTTACGCCAGAAGAAATTAAAGGCTTCCTCGCTGAGTTGGGGTACGCCATACCTGATGCCTTGCTTACGCCGATCCTCTGCGTGGTGAACAAGATTATCCCGTGCCTAGATGGTGCCGGGTACGACGACTGCACCGCAAAGCTGATCCTGATGTACGCCGCCGCGCTAATGGCGACGTCGTCCGGCGCGCGCCGCATCAAATCGCAATCTGCACCATCTGGCTCGTCGCGGTCGTTTGATTATGGCACTGACAGCATCACATGGCTGCGTGACTCGCTGGCGAAACTCGATACTAGCGGATGCACCGGTGAGTTGCCAATCAGCGCTGGTAGTGGCGTCGGCATGTTTCTCGTCGTCGGAGGTTGCTGATGATGGATGCAAAAGATCTTTTAGCGCTGTTTAACCGTCTTTACGAAACCGACCCAGTAGCGGCTGCTGAACTGGTAGACCATCGCGTTGTTTGCAATGAATCATTCCTTTCGAGTGATGCACCGTTTGTCTGCTCTAAGCGCGGAGATGGCGTTATCACAATGGGCGTGGTTGGATTTGTGAATGGTATGGCAAGACCCGGAACTGGATATGTCGCTGCTGTTTACGACGACTGCAAACTTACAGGATTCACTGTCGTAGGTGCTGAACAATGAGCTGGATTCCAGTAACTGAGCGACTGCCTCGCGCATTCTCTCGCGTGTGGGTGCAAACAGACACCGGAAAGCAGGTTACCGGCTATGTCAAATCGAGCGGAGAGTGGTTCATCAATTGCGAAGCGGTTCGTGTCAGTGGCGCGAAGGTGCTTAGGTGGAAGGAGTGATTCATGTCGGCAACAGCTAACTGGAGTTACACCGCCAAGGCAACAATCTGGCGCAAACAGGCTGGCAGTAATGACGAATATGGCGATCCGATTAGTGGATATGCCGCGCCGGAAGCCATCATGGTTGACTACGAAGGCGGCCTGAGCAAGCGCATCGCGAGCATCGGCGAGGAAATCGTAGTCAAGAACACGGTCTGGTCTGAGTACTCACTTGCTGCTGCCGGTGATTACCTTCTGATTGGCGAGTCTACCAGCGCCGACCCGGTAGCCGCTGGCGCTGATGAGGTGCGACAGGTTATCCGCTATGCCGACACCTTTGACCGGGTTGCAGATGATTACGCCTTGATTACCGGAGTCTGATATGGGCGCGAAAGTTACCGGAGTACAGCAGGCCGTATCAAACATGAACAAGCTGATTGACGATATTCAGGGGCGGAAAGCCGTTCGCGGAATGCAGTCTGCACTGCTGATTCTCGGTGTCGCATCGGCAAAAGAGGTTCCGGTAGATACCGCTACATTGGTTAACAGCCAGTTTAGGGAGATTTATTTCAACGGAACGCTGCTCACTGGGCGCATTGGTTACTCTGCGAATTACGCTGTTTATGTTCATGATGCGCCTGGTAAATATCTGAATACGCAAACAGACCGACCTGTAGGCCGTGGAGAAACTCCCGGCTCAAGAGGCGTTATATGGGGGCCGGGTGGCAACCCTAAATTCCTCTACTGGCCTGCGCAGGATAATGAAGCCGATATGTTCAAGGCGTTCAAGAAGGAGATGGAGCTATGACGCCGCAGATGTACGAACGCGTCCGCAACATGTTCGGCGATGCCGGGTTGACGGATGGGTTCACTGTTCAGCAGTTGATGTATGACGACCCCAGCAATCTATCTACTCCTGTAATGGTGTTCCGTCCCAACGGCGGCACAGCAATCCGTAACGATCTCGGATCCGAATATCACGTTCTCGTTGATGTGATCGGTGCTAAAGATAAGCGCAGAGATGCCGCCGCGGCAGTGCAGAACATTATCGATTACGTCCAAGCCAACCCAACCGCAGACGAGTGCGTCGGCAGAATCGAGAACATGGGTAATGTTCCTGCGCCAGTGCTAACAGACGAGGGGCGCATCGTGTTCAGACTCCAGTTCGCGTGCCTCTACGGCGACTAACCGCCAAATCTCTAAAATCACCAACAAGGTCGCCATGTGCGGCCTTTTTTTATACATAAAAGAGGTCAAAGATGGCTAATTGCCAAAACTCAAACGAACGCGTCTTTGGTTCTGCCACAGTGCTGGAACTGGCGTATGGCTGCCCGGATGTTCGCCCGGATGAAGATGGCTGGCTGGCGCTGGGTGCCGGGACCAGCAAGGGGCTGGCATTCTCGCCTAACTCCGTTTCTTCCGATGCCGACGACACTGGCGGCTGGGTAGAGAACATCATCACCAACGCCGATGGTACTGTCTCTTTCGAAGGTGAAGTACGTAAGCACGATAAGCTCGATCAGTTCGGCTACGGCAACCTGGTGAAATACTTCGCTGATGAAGTCGGTGCTAAACGCCAGCCTTCGTTATGGGCGCGTTTGACTATCGGGCCGATCGAGTTCAGCGGCTACATGGTCATCACCGACCTGACCCCGGCAGATGGCGGTAGTAACGACATCATCACGTTCTCCGTTGAGTTCAAAGTGTCTGACGGTACAACTGTTAAAGTTGAGAACCTCGACGCTCCGGCGCTGGCGTTCACTACCGATCTGACCGCGACCAAATCCGTCACCACCGGTTCAGCTCTTACTCTGAACGTTGTCGTTACTGGTGGCGTATCACCGTACACCTACGTCTGGAAGAAAGACGGCACCACGGTATCCGGGCAAACCTCAGCGACGTTCACCAAAGCAAGTGCAGCATCTGGTGATGCTGGCGTGTACACCTGCGTAGTAACCGACTCGGCAACCACTCCAGCAAGCATTACATCTACCGCCTGTACCGTTACGGTCAGCTAGCGGTTATTCCAAAGGGTGGCGATGCTGCCCTTAACAATACCCGTTAACAGGATTGAACATGGCGCTTCCAGAAATTGGCGAGATTGGCATTAGCGATAGCCGGGAAGGCGGTGCGGATTACTTGCTACGACCGTCATTTGAGGCAATGTCACGCCTCGGAACTCCAGACGAAATCGTACAGACATTTGCCATTCTGCACGGTAGCGAGGCAACAGACCTCATTATCAAACTCGGCGGAAATATTCCACTGTGGCTCTCATCGACAGTCCATCGCATATCTGACCGGGTGCTAACTGCGGCTATGCGAGTGCTTCAGGCGTGTTGTGACGATGACCTGACACCAATGATTGGTGAGTGGAAAGGCTGGAGTAGATACATTGTCTATCGCCCGGGCCAGATGCCAAAGCAGGACATCATTATCCTCGCTCAGCAGCTTCTACAGCACGGCGTTTCTGGCAAGGCTAAAGTCCGCAAACTCCAGCGCCATGAGACGAATGAGACCACCGCAGAATTCCGTGTCGTCGACTACATCGTTGCAGCACAAACCCATTTTGGAATGAGCGCCGCCGAAGCCTCACAACTGACGATGACAAAATTCCAGATGCTGCTCGCGGCAAAATACCCGGATCAGAAAGGCTTCACCAAGGAAGAGTACGAGCAAATATCTGATGACTTCATTAAGCGGCAGGAAGCGCGGCGGGCGAGAGCAAAGAAAACAACAGGCATGATGCGCTGCGGAGATCGTAATGGCACAAGAAGAAAATGTCGGCAGCATCGTCTACACAATAGATGCTGATGTTGCTCCGCTATTAAAAGGCGGACAGCAGGCCAATGCGGTGCTTACTGAAATAGAGGCATCTATTGACGCCAGCATAGCCCAGTTCAAAAAGATGGACACGCAGGTTTCTGCGACAGCGCAAGCGGTGACCACGGCTACCCGTAGCTTTGGTGGATTCCAGAACGCATTACGACAGGGCGGCTATCAGGTTCAGGACTTCATAGTTCAGGTACAAGGTGGTCAGTCTGCGCTTGTCGCGCTTAGCCAGCAGGGCTCTCAATTGCTAGGAATATTCGGCGCGGGCGGCGCGGTTGCAGGTGCACTGCTAACCATTGGTACGGTTATTGTCGGATCGCTGATTGCTGGCATGGACAATGCCACCATGTCGACTAAGGCGCTAACAGAAGCACAGAAGCGACTGGCTGATATCTTCCAGGTATCGGCAAACGGAGTGGTCGTTCTCTCCGACAAATTCGCAAAACTGGCAGAGACAAGCGAAAACGCAGCTCGCGCCCAGTTAACGATGGCTCTTATTGACGCTAACAATGTCATTAAGGCATCGGTTAAAAGTGTCACCGAGCTTGGTGATGCGCTGGGTACATGGAAAGCGCCTCTTTCCTCTGCTATTAGCCAGATGGACACGCTGACAGCTAAAGGCGTCAATGTTAGCGAAGCGCTGAAGGATTTGGGCGGTACATATCAGGGGAACATTGTCGGCCTGAACCAGTTAAATCAGGCCGTAAATAATATCTCTGAATCGTTCGGAATCAGTGCTGATGACGCTCTTAAACTGGTTCAGGCGCTGGCAGCAGTTAGACAGAATGCTAACCCTGATAGTATTGCAGCGCTGCGCGATGTCACCGTCGATCTTAGCCAGAAGTACGGTTATGCAAATAAAGCGCTATCTGAATTTACCGGAGAGGTTGGCAAGTATTCGTTAAAAGCAGATCAGGCGGCAGAGTCTACCAGACTGGCAACTGAAATGTTACAGGGGCACAAGGTAGCTTCAGAGGCAGACACTGAGGCGATCGCTCAAAACACTCAGCGCCTGCAAAACTACATCCAGATGATAAAGGATGAAGGCGCTACTATCGCAATGACTGCCCGCCAGAAAGCTCTGTATCGCGCAGAACAGATGGGTGCCAGCGAGGAAGATAAGAAGGCGATAAACACCTCTTTCGATAAGATAGAGGCTTATAAGGCCGAACAAAAGGCACAAAAAGAATCAGCTACCGCCATTAAGAAGTCAAACTCCACAGCCGCCAGCCAGGCGAAAAGAGCTGAAAGCCAACAAGAGTCAATCGCACAAAAACTTGAGCAGTTGCGCCAAAAGTCTGAACTATCCGCAGACTCAACGCAAGAGCTTAGCCGTGAGCAATCCATCCTTTCCGCTCAATTATCGCTTGGTTCGACGGCAACTAAAGAACAGATCGCGCTAGCTGGTCAATATGCCGCCAAGGCGTACGACAATGCAGCGGCGATAAAGGCGCAGCAGAAAGCTGAGAAAGAGCGACAGGATACTGAGAAGTCCTATAAGCAGGTGCAAAGCAGTGCGTCACCTGTGGCCGCCATAGACAACCAATTCCAGAAGCAGATCGCCGATCTAAATGCATATGCTGCGTTATACCCGCAAAAAATAGAAGAGGTTGAAGCGCTAAGGGCGTCAATAGAGGATAAATATCGTCAGCAGCGCGAAGCGGCAATGTGGCAAGAGTTTTCTCAGATGAATGCCGGAACTAAGGCTGTTGCGGCTGCGATGGATTCTCTCGGTTCAACAGCCAGTAATGCTATTACAGGGGTGATAACTGGCTCGACAGAACTCGATGACGCCCTCCGTTCTATCGGCATGACAGTCCTGAACAGTGTAGTAAATTCGTTCGTTCAGATGGGTATCGACTGGGCCAAGTCGGCAATCATGGGGCAGACGGCTACCACTACAGCGGTGGCCGCATCAACAGCAGCTCAGACTGCCGGCATAGCAACAACAACAGCGGCGTCAACCACGGCAGCAGTAGCGACAGCATCCGCATGGACACCGGCAGCAATCCTGTCGTCAGTGGCATCATTTGGTGGTGCAGTGGCTATAGGTGTTGGTGCGCTGGCAGGTATTACGGCGCTATCAGGTAAGCGTAAAAACGGAGGGCCGGTTTCTGCGGGAGGCTTGTATCAGGTTGGTGAGGGAGGTGCTCCGGAGATATTCAAAGCCAGCAACGGGAATCAATACATGATCCCCGGCGATAACGGTTCTGTTATCTCTAACCGTGCGATGAATCGCGGCGGTGGTGGAGGTGGCGGCAACGTCCCGATCGTCAACAACTATGTCATCAACCAGTCCACCAACGCTCAGGCCACAACGACATCAAGCACTGACGGTAACGGCAACGTAACTATCCAGACCATCGTTTCTGATATTGAAGAAGGCGGTGCTATCAGCCAGGCAATAAGCCGTAACTTTGCCACCAACCGCCGCGCAACGGAGTAAACATGTCTGCAATTCCATATCCTGACTGGCTTCCTCTTTCGCAGAAGGCCAGCAAAGCCATGTCGTTTCAGGTGCCGTTCCGAGAAGACCAGCCAGCCGTCGGATCCCCGATATACGAAATCCTGACCACGGATATTGCCACAACATGGACGTTAACGTGGATTTTCACGCGAGCGCAGGAGAGGGCGTTTCAGCAATGGTTGCTCAGTCCTAACTACCTGAACAAAGGCATCAACTGGTTCACGATGCTGGTCGATTTGGGCGGAAGCGGTCTGCAACAGCAGGAGCTGCACTTCACCAGTGACGGATTCCCGAAACAGTCGTCAATTGATGGAGGCGCGGTAACGTGGACCGGAACTGTCATTGCTCGCCAACTCTATAACTCAGACGACGACTACGACGACATTATCGTTGAGCTGCCACCGCCGTGGTACACGTTCCTCGACATTATCGTAACGGGTTATCCGGACGACCGTGATCCGGAGAGTTTGCCGAGGTTGCCATAATGCCAACATTACGCGAGTTCAAGAGCAAGCGCCCGGCGCGAAAGCTCTACGATACTGTGACGTTTTACCACTCAACTTTCGGCTATATCCGTCTCGTCGGTAATGAGATGGAGCCGC